GAGTTGATAATTATGATGGTTGAGGTTGATTTGCAAGCGATTACTGGTGAGGGCGTTTTGCTGCCTAGATTCACCGTTGAGATAACCGGAGAATTGCTGATGAAAATCGGACGCCTGATTGCAATGAAGAATGGCGTGGTTCCCGATGAAGCATGCGATGTTATTCCTGTTGCTGTGAAGTTTGTTCATGGTGAAACCTAACGCAGAGCTAAGGGGAGAGCGAAATGAACGAAGTGAATGAAGCGAGTCCAGCCGGTGAAACCGGCGACCTTGAGCGACTTGTTAGGCGTGAACTATGAGGGTAAAGACATGAGCAGCGCATTTGAAGTATCAATACCGGAAATACACTGGCATCACATTAGTAACGCACCAAAAACAGGTCGTGTAATTTTTATTCGTGATGGATTTGGTCATGTTGATTTGGCTAAGTGGTCTAATGAAGAATGGACTGCGGAGTTTGGTGTGTGCGATGAACCTACGCACTTTTCGTATGTGTCGATTGTTGACGCATAACTACCAACGCATAAGCCGTAACCACCACTACGGCTGACGATTTTACAGTAACCGATTGGGTGGTTATCGGTTTGATGCAGAGTTAGAAGCGTTTAAGACTTGGAGCTATTTATGAACGAAATGAATGATGATTTTGAACACTTTTTAGAAGATTCGATTGCAAGAGGGTTTAAGCCTCACGAATTTTCAGATTTAGACACAGACGTAAAAAACAAGCTGATTAAATTGATGGCGCGTATTTCAGAAAAATCATACCGCCGTGGACTACAGCATGGAAGCCTTGGCATTGCCGTTGTTGACCCTGCCGAGCTTCGCTTTAACGTAAGCCCCGATTATTCACCATTTACAGATGTTGCCGATAAAAATGGTAATTGGATTAATGACAAACAAAGCGCAATAGACAGACTAAAAATGGAGTATGGGGTATTGCGCGACATTGGCCTAATCGTATAAGCATCTAACTACAATTATACCCCAAAATTGGGGCATAACTCCGAGATCAGCATGTTTTACGACACAGCACTGGCCTTGTCGTACTCGCGCCACTGTATGAATTACCAGTGAAAATAATTGAAATAACGCTTGCAGGTAACGCGTTACCGTGTATAATGACCACATCAACCACGGAGATGCAGACATGAAAATCAAAAGCGCAAGAGAATTAGCATTGGCACTGTATAAAGGCCCAGTTTCAATAGATTCTTTGTCAAAATCACTTTCTGGAGTTGTTGCTAGATGGGAAAAAAGAAAAGAGGTGGTTGTGCATAGCGGAATGGTCAGCCTTGCATGAAACCGAAATCTGAGCTAATGGCTCGACTTCGGAAGGAGAGAGCCGCTAAGGGTCTGGTAGAGCTGCGCTTGTGGCTCACGCCAGAGCAGAAAGAGCGAACATTGAAGTATGTGGAGCGGATTAAACGTGACGCATAACCCAGAGCTAACCGGCGGCGAAGCCGTCCAGTGAGGAATGAAATGACGAACGAGGTTGAGCGAGTTGTTATATGCCTTGATGTTGAGCATTGCGACTGTGGTGATGTTGGATTTCATGTTGTGCCAGATTGTGACGGCGAGCCTATGCAGGAGCAATGTAGATTCTGCTACACAACGCCGTGGAGCGCGTTTAATGTGATGGCGATAAAACACGCCTATGAACACAGAAACGATGCTGTGGAATATGTGCCAGAGCCTATGCCATTTTAGGCATATAACTACAATTAGACCTTACTTATGACGTATAACGGATGAGTTAAAGGGCGAGCCGCTTGCGGCGAGTCCAGCGAGTGAAACGAGCGATGTTGACCGACTTGTTATGCATGAATTATATAGGTTTGTTTATGAAAATATTAGTTGAGTTTGATGTTGAGCCAAGAGGAGGTCTTACAGAGGCAGGCCTTGTTGGCTCATTGATAAAGATTCCGCCTAGAAGTTTTGATGGCGGCGCATCTTGGAAGGTTGTAAGCAATGAGAAACCAGCAAATTTTGAAAAATGGAGCGAGGTGGAAATAATGAACAAACACGAGCAAGCGGTGGAGCAGGAAGTTTTTGATATTGCGGAGAGAATTTTTGAGTATGCAAAAAAGATCAAGCCGGAAATTGGCTTCAAGCATGTTGATTTAACTTACTCACTAGCACTTGCGCTTGCAAAGCATGAGAAAGATGAAGAATTCTGCAATAATGTGCTGGCGGATTGCTACTTTTGCGTTTCTGGCGCGAGCGGTGCATAACCCTTGAATTAAGCGGCGGCGTAGCCGTCCGCCTTGAATGAACTGTTAGGTGGCGTACCCACCGAAGGAGACATGAAGTGAATAGGAAGCCAAACAACCCCGCAGCATTTCCCGGCGGCGTGAATCAGGTGTACACAAATATCGAACCGGGCGACCCGACGCAAGAAGGGATGCTGTTGCGCGATTACTTTGCAGCGCAGGTTGTATCCGCCGTCTTTCATGGGGTATTCGAGGACTGGCGGCAAAACAAGGGCGGCATACAAGAGGACTGGCCGACCGGGATTGCGGTGGACGCATACAGGGTTGCCGATGCGATGCTGAAGGTACGAGAAGCCGCCTAACTACAATTATACCCCAAAATTGGGGCATAACTCCGAGATCAGCATGTTTTACGGCACAACGAGTACGGGAGAGGTTTTATGGCAGCACCAAAAGCGCAGAGTGATGTGCAATGAATCTCTGGATCGCAAGCCGAGCAACGCATTGGACGGATACAGAGATTGTCCATGTTTACTGCGTGATGGACGGTGTGTTTATCGTCAGCGATTGGTATGATACAAAAGCCGAGGCTGAAAAAGCCCTAGACGAAATAACCGAAATGGCGAGGTTTGTTGCATGAAGGCGGTAGAGCGTATGCGCTTGGGGAAAGTGGCTGGGCTGGGCTGTATTGCGTGCAGGTTATTGGGGTTCAGCGACACGCCTGCGGAGATACACCACATCCGGCACGGCGTAGGCATGGGACAGCGGAGCAGTCACTTTAGGGCGATTCCACTTTGCCATGCGCATCACCGTGGAACACAGGGGATCAAGATTCCATCTGTTCACGGCACGCCTGATTTGTTCAGGAAAACTTTTGGCACGGAATTGGAGTTGTTAAACCGCGTAAATGAATTACTGGGAGAGAGCCGTGCTGCCTGATGACGATGATTTTGTGGGCAGTGAGTCAATCGCATTCGCGTTCACCGTGGCGCTGGCTGTGTTAATCATCACAGCAATACTGGCATGGGTTGGCGCATGAAGCACAGAGAAGACATGGAGCAGTGCGCCCTGATGCAGTGGGCTAGAATTACACGACACAACGGCGGTGTGATTGCCGACTGGCTAATCGCAATTCCGAACGGTGGCAAGCGCAATGCCGGTGAAGCTGCACGGATGAAGAAACAGGGAGTGAAAGCCGGTGTGTCTGACTTGTTTCTCGCGCTACCGGCAAAACGGTTTCACGGGCTTTGGATTGAGATGAAGGCACCCGAAACTAGTGCGTCGCCAGCAGGTAAACCGACACAAGCACAACTTGACTGGTTAGATCGAATGGCTAGTGCCGGATACGCCGCGCAGCTTTGTTTTGGGTGGCAGGCAGCGAAGGATACTATTACGGAGTATTTGCAGTGACTAAGCTGACAGCAGATCAACCAAAAGAAAAAAAGCAGAAAAACAAGGGCGGAAGACCATCTACTTTCTCGCCGGAAATGTGCGAAAAGATTTGTACGAAAATCGCTGACGGGATGAGCCTGCGCAAGATATGCTCTGAGAATGGTATGCCGACAGTGGGCACTGTTTGTCTGTGGTTAGCCAAAGATCGCGAGTTTTCGGAGCAATACGCACGCGCTAGAGAGGCGCAAGCCGAAACAATGGCTGATGAGATACTGGATATTGCCGATGAGATTCCGCCAATGAATCCAACAACGGGTGCGTATGATTCGGGTGCTGTTAACCATAAACGGTTGCAGATTGAGGCGAGAAAGTGGGTGGCTTCAAAGCTCAAGCCAAAAAAATATGGGGATAGGTTAGACCTGTCCAGCACCGATGGCAGTATGACACCGCCAAGCAAGATACTGGTAGAGTTTGTAGGCAGTGACAGAGCGAAGGCTTAAACTACCCGCAAAGCTAGAGTCTGTATTCACGCCTGACTATGTGCGCTATCGCTGCGCGTATGGCGGCAGGGGCAGCGGTAAAACCATGTCGTTTGCTCGGATGGCAATCGTTAGAGCGTACAGCTCTAAGTGCCGCATCCTCTGTGCCAGAGAGATTATGAACTCGATCAGAGAGTCGGTACATGCAGAGCTGTGCGCCGCTGTGGAGGACATGGGGCTGTCTGATTTTTTTGAGTGCGGAAAAACCTATATCCGTTGCTTGTCGACTGGCAGTGAGATTTTCTACGCCGGCTTGTATCGCAATCTTGACAGCTTGAAAGGTTTGGGCGATGTGTCTGTATGCTGGGTTGATGAAGCCGAGAGTGTGAGCGAGCAAAGCTATCTGAAGTTGATCCCGTCGATTCGCGCGAAAGATTCTGAAGTATGGCTTACATGGAACCCTGAGCGATTAGATTCAGCAACGCGGCGTAGGTTTGTCGTAGACCCGCCTGAATCTATTGTCATTGCAGAAATCAATTGGCGCGATAATCCGTGGTTTCCCGATGTTTTGGAACAGGAACGGGCTGAATTGCAGCGTCGCGATCAGGATGCTTACTTGCATGTTTGGGAAGGCCAGTGCATAACGCGCTCAGACGCACAAGTTATGTCTGGCCGTTGGGAAGTTAGAGAATTTGACGACGCTGGGATGGTGTCACCGATGTTTGGTGCAGACTGGGGATTCAGCCAAGACCCAACGGCGATTATTAAGTGTTACGCACACAACCAAGCCCTGTGGGTGTCGCACGAGGCTTTTGGGCGCGGCGTTGAGCTATTAGATTTGCCAGCAATGTTTGACGGCATCCCAGATATTCGCAAGCATAGAATTTATTCCGATAGCGCAAGACCTGAGACTATTAGTTATATGCGTGGTGCTGGCTTTGATTGCGTTGCTGCTGACAAGTGGAGCGGGTCGGTTGCAGATGGTATTGCACACTTGCGCGGCGCTTACGACAAGATATACATTCATCCGCGCTGCAGCAATCTTATTGC